CTTGGAGCCTTGAACTGAACCATCAAAATTTGACTTATACGAATGGTTTAGCCCCTGCACTAGCATCCAGCACCATGTCATAAGAACCATATCCAGGTACAACTTCCTCACTATCATAACCTATAGTATTGACATTCCCACCAACTGCACCGATTAATGCCCTCAATTCATATTCTTTACTTCCGCCCGTTTTTTCAACGGTATTAAAATCACTATCGCTTGAATTAATACCAATAGGTACTCTTCCACTTCCCCACTGTGTCCATGTACCACCAAATAAAGACGCGGGCGAAGTTGAGCTAACGCTCATATAGATAGCGCCAACAGGGTAAATATCATCTTTAAGTGCTAAATCTTTAAATACATAACTTGTTCCTTCTTTGTATACCCATTGCGGCTTTTGATTCTTATCATAACCATACAAGCAAGCTACTAATTCATCAGAGCCCAGGGCCAAGAGACCACCTCGTACAGTCCCAAATGCCTGTTTATATCCACTGGCAGTATTAATTTTAAAGTAAAGAGCATCTATATTAAAGTCACCCTCCATAGTACCGCCTTTAGTTGAAATGAATTTAGATTTCAGTGAATTTAAAGCACGTTTTAATTTGAGTGTACTTATAATTTTATCGTCCATATTATTCACCTACCCGAAAATTTCTGTAATTATAGCATCGATATCTGAATCAGTAGCGTAACTCATACCATCTAATTTTGTTTTATCTTCTTTACTCATTAAACCATTTGCAGTAGAACTGGCTAAACTGTAAGTTGTATCTTGTGCGGGAATACCTAAAGCCGTAATATCTGTTTTGGTAACCGCAGCAGCCTGGCTGATATGTCCCGTTGCATCTACAACAATCTTATATAATCCGCTTGCACGGCTTGTATAGGACGGGTGAGTATAGTTATTAAGAGATGCTAATTTATTTTTTTCAGCCGTAGTATAATCGTTTGTACTAAGCCCTTTACCGCTGACTACATCAACTTTAGCTGCCAGCTTGGTATTCATTTCGGCTTCTGTGTAATAACGGTCATCATGCGTATGTGTACTTGGTGTAAATGTACTCGGTTTTCCCGTAACACCGCTCCAAGGCACACTTGTAGCAGCACCAGCAGTGTAGACCTCATATCCCTCATCGGTAGATAATTTTGTATCGTCTACAACGAAATACATCAGACCCGTAGCAGTGACCTTAACAGTATCGCCAACTTGTACTGTTGCAGTGGTTAAGGCTTTACGTGCGGTATCATCAGCAACAACTATACATCGTTCCAATGCCCCTTTTGGTATTCTTTCAATATCAAGAACACCGCTTATAATTTTTCCTGCATCAATACCCGCAATATCCGCGTTTCCATGTTGATGTGTTTTGTTAGCTTTAGCATCTAAAGCGTTTTTTGTAGCAGTAGAAACAGGTTTGTTTAAATCGCTTGTATTGTCTACATTACTAAGTCCCACTTCGCTTTTTGTTACATTCCCCCAGGCAATAGAGCCAGCGGCAGCACCAGCTTTTAAAACTTTGCCGTTATTTGTTGTTCCCGTCGCTGGAACATGCATATTACCATCGCCCGTTGGGTGTGTATAATTATTAAGAGAAGCTAATTTATTCTTTTCGGCAGTTGTATAATCATTTGTAGACAGCTGTTTCCCATCTACCTTATCAACTTTGCCGTTAAGCAGTAAATCCTCTTTAGCAGCTAACTGCTGTCCAAAATCAAGCAGATTATCAGTTGTAATAATTTTACTCATTTTTTTATCTTCCTCCTCGAATATTTTCTATAATATTATCTATATCTTCATCATTTGCGAAGTTATAGCTTGGTCTCAAATTTGGAGTTATAATTTCTTTGTATCTGTCAGTTACTTTTAATTTGTAAGTTTCAACATTATCCTCTACTACATCTACAACTGGACTAAATCCATCGAACTCCCCGTTGTTTACTCTTTTCTCCAAATCTTCTACTGCATTAAGCATCTTGTCATATAAAAATTCTAAATTCGGATCAACAGGGAGTTCTTCGACATCCTTAGTAAACATAGCCTGATTTATTTCAAGTTTAAACGGATTCATTACCCGTCTTCGTCCTTTGCTGTCTCTGACAATCATGGTGCATGTATATACCCCAGCATTAGCAGTCAGGTCCTCAGTTATAATAAAAGAGTTTCCATGTAACGGAACCTCTTTTATTGTCTTGCCCTTATATGCAATTTTAAGATCATGTTTATAATCATTTTTAAATAAATCATCATTTAAAAATCGAATGACAGTAACTTCATTATCATACTGGTTCGCAACCTTTCGTGAAGTTATAGTGGAATGATCAATTTTTAAACTAATATCAATATAATTAATCATACATACCTCCTAACCAAAAACTTCTATAATCATTTCATCAATATCTGCATCAGTTGCATAACTTAGATTACCGGCACTTGGCATCGTAAAATCCAGTACGGGAGCTTCGGGAGTCCCACGTATTGTTACGTTAGGATTGCCTAATGTAACATTTCCTATTGTGATATTAGGGGTTGCACCCGTAGCACCAACAAAATCACCATTTAATAACTTGGTATTTATTTCAGTTACTTTATCATTACAACTTTTTATTGCTTTTGCGGTATCATTTTGTCGCTTTATCTCATTTGTTTGGCGGTTAGTTTCATTTTCATTTACAGTATTCTCTAATGTATTAAGTTCATTGAATTTGTTATCTAAGGCGGTTTGTTGTTCCGCTACCTTAGTCTGTTGTCTCACCGCTTCTTCAATAGCATTTTGGATATCTTTTTTCATTTTATCAAGATCGGGCTTAATGTTTTCATTAGTCCAATCTTCACACAACTGTATAACAACTTGTTGCCAGCTTGGTTTATTGTCTAAAAATTCACCATCGCCAACACTTGCAGTTATTTTATATACTATTGGGTTGGTTTGTATTACCTCACTATCACGCGCAAAAGAAAAAGCAATAGCGATATATCCATCTAATCTAAATGCTTCTTTAGGAAGTTTAAAAACCCCATTGGAATCAATTGCAATAGCATTAGATTTTGTATTTCTATTACTTTCTAAAAATCTATTTTTAATATGTTTAAAAAATGGTGTACAAACATAATTATTATATGTTGTATCTCTAATTAACTTCATCTCTATATCACCACTATACTGTGATGGTATTTTTTCTAAATCATACGTTAGTTCTAAACCTTTTTGTGTAATTGTACTAAATATCATTTTGCGCCTCTTTCTAACGCTTCAATACGCTTATTTTGTTCTTGTACACACTGTATAAGTGCATTTAATATATTTTGATAATCTACACCGTAATAACCATTTCGATCTTCATGCAAAAAATATTTTGAATATGTTTTATCCGTGTAATAATTAGCAATTATACCTATTTTATTTTTATCACCATTAATATAATCAAATTTCTTTATTTCCAAATCGTATATGAATGATGTATCTATATCATCAATATTTCTCTTCAATCGCCTATCTGACTGATTGAGTATGCTTCTTCCGTTCATATTTAGCGTTTCATAAAAATCTATACTGTTTTCCTCTATTCTTATATTGGAAAATGAAGAACTTCCTCCTCCAGGGGGATTTTTATAGAATCCAATATCAATACGTCCGCCTTTTGCTCCAATAATTCCTAAAAAATCTTTTTTATCCGTATCATCAGAACTTCCAATTAAATCACCTACATATATTCCATGATTGAAAGGATTATATATTCCGATGCCACCGTCAAACATTTTCGCACCTAAATAACCCGTTTCTTTGTTGTATGTAGATACACTTGGATCGCTTGAATCCAATATAATTCCTGTCGTGCTCCCACTTGACAATGATGTACTATCCATAGCCCAACCGCCAATCATTCCTAAATTAGCAATAATTTGAATACCTTGTAAAGTCCCAACTGTTATAAACTCCGCATTAAACGAACCGTCAAGAGTCCAAGCTGTCTTATATTCACCATTAACACCGTTATAACTAAAGCCTATACCGTTTTTATTAAGTCTTAAAACATTCGTTGCAGTTTTAACATCATCGGTATCCATATACAACATATCAGTAGGCTCACCCTTATCATTAAAAATATAAGCGATATTTCCCCCACTTGCACCCGTTATTAAATCAGTCTGATGTTTTATTTGATCTAAAATAAACTGCTTATTAACAACTAATTGACTTGTAACGTTGTTTATATCTCTATTGTTAGATATAGCAATATCGCTAGATGTTTTTATTGTTTTATCTAATGTTAGCTTTGATTTTGATGGGTCTATGTAATTTTTTTCTAAAACCGTACACATGAAATAATCATCTAATTTATGTGGTTGTGAAATACACTTAATCATATCACCCTTTTTAATTTTACTTATGTTTACATCAATCAAGTTTAGATCAATGGCGGTAATTGTAAGTGACAAAGACATTTTAGTTAATTCGGGTAAATCTTTTAAAGCACTTTCTTTTAGATTAGATGGTAATTTGGTATCTTCATATGTTTTAGTTCCAAATATCCAACCATACATATTTACCGCTTCTTGATCGTAAACATAATTTTTACCATCATTGACACTTTCAATAGTGATTGGGAGTTCAGTTGCTTCATCTTTAGCACCTAATGGAATCAAAGCAGTTATTAAATCAACCGATGTGATATAACGCTCCAAATCAAGAATATTTTTCTTGAACTCTATCTTTTGCGAGTTGTAACTGTCATAATCCTTAACGTAATCGATATAATTGTTCCCATTAAGTTCTTTATAGTCTAGATAACCACCTAATCTTTTTATTAGTTTTTCTTGTATGTTTGTCATAGTATTAGGATAATCATTGTCAATTCTATAAGCGTTATCGGTGTTATTCGTCACATTAACCGTGCCAATATAAAATTTTTTCTTATCCTCAACAACACTGTTATGATAATTAATCTTATCTACCAAATAATCACGTATTGTTGTGTTGTGATACTCTTTTGGCGGCTGAATACTGTCGTTCAGATAGCCTAATACACTTTCACAATTAAAACACCGTATGCCGTCTATCGTATCGCTAGTATCAATCACACGTCCCTTAAACATAAGTAAATTGCTTTTATCGTCGATTTCATATAAACGTAATATCGAGTTGAGTTTTTCTATACTGTCATACAACGGGTGATTAGGCAAAATAGAAAATGTTAAGGTATCCGCGGTATTTACCTTTTGTTTAAGTTTTAGCGTTAAACATCTAATATCTTGCGTTGTTGTATCATGTATTAATTCATCATCACAATATAATTTAATAATCATAATCTTTCTTCCCCCGTTATATAATGCTTTTTAAAAGGATTGCAAACAAATTTAACAGTTATCTTACTCACCAAATTATCATCACGTACATTTGGTTCTATACTGCACCGACCCGTATACCAATATTCACTGTCACTTGTAATAGAAAACATTGCTTTTTGCCCATGAAACAAATTAATTATTTCATCGATATACTTTTGCCATATATAAGTCGTTTCTATGCTATCTATCACGATTTCTACATTACGCTGATTATATGTAGGCTTTCCATAAACTTCCGTTAAATCTACAAAGGTATTAGAATATGGAATAGATACAATGTTGGTAACCACTTTCGGAGGTGTAATACTAAAGCTAAGCACTCTCATATCGAATAGCTTAGCTAAAGAGTATTCTTCATCGCCTAATTTAATTATTAGATCAACAATTCCATTACGCATTGTACCGCCCCTTTCTTGTTGTTTCCTTTCCTATTTCTTCGTCTACAGTTTCTGTTACAAGCCTACCAACTGGTTGTTTATCCATTTCAACCGACATATTTACTTTAGACATACTATTAGCTAAACGATCATAATCGATAAGATCATCACGTCCTAAAGTTGAAGTATTGGGAAGTGGCATAACACTGTCATACGCAACCTCTCCTCCTATTGTTTTTGCACTTGCTTTCAGCTTTTGAAAACCATCATCAGTAGTATCAATCATATCTTTTGTGGCTTCGGGCATAGCACGTTCATACCCTACGGCAATACCACTCGGCAAGTGTTTCCCGATTTCATCACGCATCTTATGCGATGGCGAGAAGATAGAAAAGAAATTTTTGATTCCGTCAAATATAGAATTACACACTTTTTTAATTGCTTTTATAACACTGTTAATACCGCCTAAAATACCATTTACAAGCCCTTTAATAATATCAGATCCGAGCGATAGCCAATTAGTATTTTTAAAAGCATTAACTGCATTATTTATAATGGTTTTTATTGCTTCAAGCACACTCATTCCAGCTCCAGCAATTCCTTTTCCTAGCATGGCAATTAAATTTCTACCTATTTCAAGCATATTCAAGTGACCAATAGTGCTGATTATGGCTTTTACAATTTCTCCAGCATTTGCTATGAGTGTTGGGATAGAGGTTATAATCCCCTCAATAAGTTTCATAATTATCTCTACACCAGCGCCTAAAATCGTAAATAAATTACTGTCTATCGCTTGCCAAAAATCATTAATTAATTTTGGTACTTGTTCTATTAGCATAGGAATAGAGTTAACTATACCTTGTACTAAGCCAAGTAACAGTTTTACACCAGCATCTACAATTTTATCTAAATTAGCAATTATTGTACTTGCAAAAGTTAAAATTCCTTGAATCGCAACGGGTATTAAATTAGGTAATGACTCGCCTAAACTTGATGCAAAATTAGAAATCAAATTAATTGCAGTTTCAGCCAATATTGGTAAATTGTCTATAATTCCCATTATTAGTGACCATAATATATTAGTCCCACATTCGCTTAAAGATGGTGCTAATTCATTTATGCTGCTTAAAACAGTATTTAATATTTGGCTTGCCATTCCTATTACTTCGGGCATAGCACTTGCAATACCATTTAATAGGTTTGTAACAAGTTGTGAACCAACTTTTAACATTCCCTCGATACCGTCTTTTTCAAACGCCTTTTGTAACTGTTCTACTGCTTTAATACCCTCGTCTGCGATGCCTTTTAATGGCTCTTGAATACCCTCATAAATTACAATACCGAAGTTTTTTGCATTTTCTTTTAAGATATCTATTTTAGCATCAAAGGTATCCATCATCTTGTCATAACCCTCTTCGGTTAAACCCGCTGAGTTGCGCATTGCATCTAAATTGTCAGTAAACATTTGTGCACTTTCGCCCGACATTGTTAAAGCTGCTTTACCCGCTTCGATAGATGAGAACATATCTAATAAAGACTTACCGTTTTTACCAGCATAGCCACCCATTAAATCTAATATTTCATTTAATGGAACACCTTGTTTCATTAAATCTTGGAATGATTTTCCAGCGTATTTAGTTCCTTTTGTTGCTTCACTAAATGCTTTATTTGCTTGTGTTCCGCTCTTACCCAATTCAGCAAATAAACTGTTTAGTTGTGTAGTTGCTTGAGCAGTAGGCACCCCTTGCGCGGTCATTGTTGCTAAAGCTGCACTCACTTGATCAAAACCAACACTCATAGCCGCAGCCGTAGGTGTAACTTGAGCCAAACTATGCGCTAGTTCATCCACTGTGGTCTTACCTTTATTTTGTGTTTGTAGCATCATGTCAGATACGGCAGTGGCTTGATCAGCGGACATTTTATATCCGTTCATTACCGTTGTTAATGCATCCACGGCACTTTCGGTTGTAGTAAATCCAGCAGTTGCCAGCTTGCTTGACTGTTCAACAAACGATAATGAATTCCCGACATCTACCCCAGCACTTAGGGCACTGTACATAGCTTCGCTTAGTTCTACTGCACTTTTTCCCGTACTGTTGGATAACTTAACAACACCATCGTTTAACTCTTGCATATTGACCTTATTTGTATCTACCATAGTAGACACCTTAGCCATGCTTGACTCAAACTCACTACCAAATTTAATAGCCGCAGCCGTTCCAGCGGCCAAAGTAGCACCAATCGTAGCCATTCCCGTAGCTACTATCTTAGTCATGTTAGATAATCCGTTTTTTATGCCGCTTGCATCTAAACTTGTATCAAAAATAAGACTTCCATCAGCCATAAAATCCACCTCACTTAAATTTCTTTAAGTAAAGGCTCATTGGCTCAATTTAAATTACTTTTCCATTTTTTATTTTTACGTTATTTTCATAACCACAATTTTTGCATTTTTCATATACCCCGTTGCAGTTAGCAATATTGGAATATAGAAACAATTTCTTATTACATTTTTTACACCTAAACCATACGCGCTTAGTTTCAATTTCTACCATAAAGCGCCCCCGATGTCTTCATCGCTAAGCATATAATCATCAAGTTTAAGTTCATTTTGAATTTTTCTTATACGTTTGCGTTCATCTTTGTCTTTAATAGTAGAGAGATCAACACTTCTATAATGTATTCTTTCGGTTAATTCACATTTATCAAGAGCGTTGAATAAAGCCAAAAATTTCCACCAATGAAGATCATCTTCAAAAAGATTAATATTGTACTGAATCAAAAATGCTGATATAAAATATTCAGCATCAATTTTGAAATCATATACTTTCTTTGTCTTTTTTTCATCCTTTCCATTGCCCTTAGAATCTCTAACATTGCCATTAAAAAAGTCCATTATTGATAAAAATACATTATTACTAAATTTGGGTATTTCATCAGCAAATAAACCCATTAATACATTCGCTAAATATTCATTATCAACATTTGGATTATTCAGCGCATCGCTTAGCTCGATCCAATACTTATAATCAGTGTTAATTAAATAGTCCTTACCGTCAACTGTGATAGTATCGGGTAAGGACTCATACAACAAATTAATCATTTATTTTTGATTTCTTCGTTGTGCGCGATTTTTAGGTTGTACTTTCATACGTCTTGATGCCATTCGTTCATTTGTGCGTTCATTTTCTTGAATAAGTGTCATTAGAGTCTCTTCTAATAATCTGATATTGTTTTTGTTACCAAAAAGTTTATTAGATGCACCGTTCCCGAATATTTCATCAAAAAATTTACGATAGTATTCACAAGTCTTTTTTAATTTTTCAATTACGTTTCCATCTTTTTTTATGCTTTTTATTCTATTATTAAATTTAGTGTACGCATTGTAATATCTTTCTAAGAAATCAATATCCTCAAAATCGATATCATATAATTTTTTTAATTCTTCTAGGCTCATAGGCTCACTCCTTTTTTCTATGCTTCTACAAATGTTAATGATTGTCTATCCTCGGCTACTGTTGCAATACCTTTTACTACACTTGACTTAGATTTAAATGTACCCGAATAGGTATACGCATCAGTTCCATCGCCGTCAGTTGATGGAATAACTGCATATTCACGTTTGCGCGCTTCAAATCCAGTTTTTCCGGTATCTTGTTTTGTAAAATCAACAATAACGATTTCACGTACTGCATCACTTCCCATTAATTCATCTTCGGTAATAGCTACGATATCATCGTGAACTGCGTTGTTTTCATATTGATCAAAAGCATAATCAATTGACGGACTATATCCCGTCACGTCTGTTACCTCACCATCTTCATCGACATACTGTCTAGAGTATTCTTTGGGATTTGAAGATTTAGACATGCTTGTAAATCCCGTCATTCTTTCATACTTATCGCCAACTTTATAAAATGCAACCTTTTTACTTCGTTGTACCAGCTTTTTAATATCAGCCATTGTTTAATCCCTCCTATATAAAATTCTTAATTGTATTTGATACCTTGCGGTTTCACTTTCATTCGAGAACAGATAACCGCATGACATTACTTCTATTTCTTGTGGATCACCCAATTCAATATTTGGTAAAATACCTTTTTCGTTTTGTTCTTCAATCCATGTGGCTAATTTTTCGTAGAAGTCGTTATTTTGTATGTTGTCTTTGTAATCACCACTATACTCATTTATTGAAGTAAAAGCAAACTGATACTGCCTAATTGTAGAACCATCGGTATACCGTTTTACAATTGGGTCACAAGGTAACAAATCGATTGAGTATTCAGTTGCATCAGTGCCTAAATAATCAATGTTCACGTGTCCTTTTTCTAGAAAAGGACATTTTATCATATAATCTCTAATTGCTCTTGTGGTACTCATTTAATTTGCTCCTTTGCACCTTTTAATATATCTTTCTTGTTTGACACTTTCATTCTTTCAAACCACAAGCGCCCTCTTTGATTAGAAGCACGCCCCATATAATATTGAGTCCTTGCATAAGGTGTCTTATAAATAACTTTTCCACTTCCCAACCTTGTATTAGATGATGAACTCCCCTCTAATGCTCCCGTTTTAAAAGGAACTAAGGGAGCACATCTTCTAATAACCTCACTGTCTACATACTTTTGTGCTTTTTGAAACTGTTCATTTTTCTTTTTGGCGAAATTAGTAGCAAAAATTAATTTACCACCTTTGACCGTTTGGTTAGGTGGTTGTTTAAAAAAAATCATGTTCCAAAAACCCTAATATGTTTCAGTGATCCCCGAGCGTTAATTGAAAAAGAAGTCACAATAAACGCTTCTCTATCTTTCATAATAGTTTTAGGGGTGTCGCTTTCCGTTATTTCAATATCGCCACGAACCACAATATCACCTTTTGATACTTTAATGTTGATGTCTTCATCAAGAGGTATTCTAACTTTATATATATCGCCCGATTTCAAACCACTTTCACCAATGCTTGCTTTAAAATCAGCATACCAGCTTACACCTTTGATAACCTTTGCTATATATTTATCCTCTCTTGTCTCTTCATCAAATATTCTAGAAACAATAGTTATATTAGCGTTAGTTATCATTTAAACCCCACGTACATATAACCCGTATTAGATAGGTAAAACTTGATAATAGAATAAACATTATTATTTAATTCTTCATTAGATTTAAAAGTTTGTGAAAAGCCGTCATTATTCTCACTTTGTAAATTCTTATCAATCTTATCTTGTTTAAACAATTCATCTGCAACGGCACAAATACACATCTTTAAATCTTCATCAAGTTTTTTTGGTGCGCTTGGCGTGTAATACTTAACAACATACTTTGCATTCATAATGTATTTATTAAAACGTTCTGGAGGAATTTTATTTCCCCCAAAAACGTCCAAATAATAGTCTAAATTAGGCATTACTCGGCTTTTACTGCAATTGTAGCAGTTCCGCATTTTAATGCTTTATTATCTTTATCAACTTCTACTACAACAATTTTATTACCATTGATTCCATCAATATCACTTGTACCGTCCCAATTAGTATAGCCACTTGTGCATACTTGACCAAATTGTGGTTTTGTTGGGTTAGCTGCCATTTTGATTTTATAACTGTTTCCCTCTCCTAATGCTGGTGTAACGGTTAATTTTGTCGCTCCCGTTTCCGTTCCAGCCACGGATTTTATTGTTAATTCACCTAATTGTGATTGTACTGTTTTTCTTAATAATGTTTGTTTCTTAGTTACTTTGTAGCCATAAACTTGACGTCCTTGTACTGCACTCGCACCGATGAAGTTACCCGATCCTTTTAAATCATTAACCGCAACTGGCACTTTCCAATCTTTAACCCTGTGGCACCAATTAGGATGGCCGAAGATAATTTCAGTTGTTTCATCGCCATATGTACACTCAATAATGTTGTAACCAGCAATTTGACCGATAATTCCTTGTTTGATTAGTGTTTCGTTTAATTTATCCGCTGCTAAGAATTTTGGTTCATTTAATAACAACTCATAAATTTCGGGTGTTACAATTGCAAAACGACCAATTTTAGGTACTCCCAATTTAGAATGTTTAGTACGTGCTTTAGTAAAAAATGAATAAACATTATCATTTGTTAATGCAACAGTACCGCCAAATTCAGTGGAATTATCTTCTAATGTTTTCATACCTACACTATCTAAACTCAAAGCCAATGAATAGCCAGCACTGTCTAATCTATCAGCTACTAAATTGTCGGGTACTGTTTGAGCGGTATAACCATCAATTAACTCATTTACTGCTTCATCTTGATTGATTAACATATCTTCGTAGGTTGTACTGCTCTCAGTTAAGCCAGCACCTTTTGAACGATCGTATCTATTCACTTCTACTTCTGTATCACGAACGGGGATTTTAACTGCACCAGCTTTCGGGTCACCCTCATAACGATTATTAAAAACAACTCCATCTTTTAATACTAATTCATTTCTTAATTTAATATCAATTAATTTCGAATATCTCACTTGACTTTCATGTCCCATATTATTTCCTCCTAAATTTCTAAGTCTGGGTTTAATTCTTTAAAACGCGCTTCAACGCCGTCATCTTTGCTACCAGCACCGCCTTGAAACCCACCCGTATTGATTTGACCATTTTGAACTTCATCAAATAAATAGCCATCACTTTCCTTTAATGCAGTTAACTGATCCTCAAGACCCGTTAATTTTCCATCTTCCAATTTGATGTTTTTAATTTCTAATAAGGCTTTTAATGCTTTTGCGTTCTTTGGATTAGATTTAGCAATAGCAACATCTAACTCTTTTTCAAACATTAGGTTATTATATTTTTCCTCCCAATCACTGCCAGCTTTTTTTAACGCTTCAATATCAATATCTTTAAACTTAGCTAGATCATTTTCTAAAGTTGTTTTTTCGCCTTTCAAAGTATTAATTTCAGTGTCTTTAGCATTTAATTTAGCTCCCCAATCATTTGCATCGTTATTGTGCAGTTTCATGACTGCGTTTACTTGTTCTTCACTTAAACCCTCAATTTTTAATAAATCTTCTCTTTTCATTTTTCCTCCATTAACGCTTTATTTAACGTGTGAAGCGTACACGATGGTTGCTTGCCTTTTTAACGTCTTGCGCCATGACGAAGTATAAAAAAACGTCCCTAGGGGCGTTTAATTATTAAATTATAAATTCTCTTGTATAATCTCTTGTTAAGCCATGTTCTTTAACAAAATCACTATTGCGTTTTTGCCACTCTCTAACCTTGTTTTTATAGAAAGTGTTATCTTGACCTAAAGTGTCTACTGCATTAGCTTTTTGTTTCCATTTTCTTATAGCACGCTCATTAGCACGTTGCTGCTGCTCTAATTTATAAAGCTTTTCATTTTCTTTAAGATCATATGTATCAAACGCTCGTTTATCCCCTAAGACATAAGGATAAAATCGATGTTTACAGTTCACACCTCCTAAACCGTCTACACTGCCGTATTTGGTAGCTTCATAAAAGTTTTGATACTTGCTAGTACTGCCCTCTAGCATATAAAGCTTACCTTGCCACAATGCATGATCGGGTCGAGCATTCGGGTGACTTGATACTTCTACATAGTTAGTACCTAACTGCTTACATGCATTCAACGAATGATCATTGGCATTTTGATGCATAGTTGTTAATATATCCCGTCTTGCTACTGCTTCTAAAGACATATTAACGATAGAACCGTCTTTTCTCACATACGTAGCACCCGTAAAGCCTTTGTCTACTAACTGTGTTATCGCTTTCTTGATCTCTATATCATACGTGGAAGTACCACTAATAACACTCGAATATGCTTGATTTAAAACATCTAAATAACCTTGTCTAAATGCTTCTAATGCGTTTGTTTTAACATTCCTCAAAATAGTTTTATCAACTTTTGGTATATTAACAGTATCCTGGTATTTCTTTCTTAGATTGGCAAAAAATGAGTTCTTAATAGCATTGTTATAACTGCTACTTGGCATTGATTTAATAACACTATTTGCAATACTGATTAAAGCACCCATCTTTAAGACTTTTCCCATGTACCAATCATCGTTAATATCATCATCGTTGTAGCCTTTAAGATCATTTGCTATTAGATCAAACAACTGCCCCTCAGCTTCGATATAGTCATTAACAAATTGATTTGCTAAATAAAGCATTTGCTTATCACTTAACATACTATTCCTCTATTGGCGGTTCTTCTTGCGGTTTAGGTAATCTTTTTTGAATTTCATCAACATATTTTTTCGCTTGAACAACTGTCATTTTCTTCGTTAATACAAAGTATTCTACTTTATCTATTAATCCAGCGTTATACTCAATTAGTGCTTGCTTTTTAATACTGTCGGTATCTTCAATTATGCTATCATCAAAATTGACACTAACGTTACAATCAGTGCATTTGTTTAAGAATAAGATAGCTTTTACTAAATCAATTAGTGGTGTTTCTAAAGACAGTTCATGTTTTTTAAGATTAGCGTATAAGTCGCTATCCTCGCTAATGACTTCCGTTGCAGTCTTAACACCACCTAAAGTAAATTCATATCTATTAGTACCCATACCGCACTTTTCACTTAATAAATTTAATTGAAACTGAATTGCCTTGATATGATCATCGGCTCGTAATGCTGGTGAGTAGTCTTTTACTAACTCACCGTTATCTTCTTTGTCACCGATCCAGCGAATAATATTTTCTTTTCTAGATATAACGTCTTTTTTGTTACCTTTATCATCAAAACCGAATAATTGGTTTTTTAAGAATACCATTCGACGACCCGTTATGAAATCATTGTTAAGACTGTCAAAAGCCATATCAATTTCTTTTAATACATCTATTGCATTTCCATATACACTAATCCCCATTGGACTATTAATATCATAGTTGTTAACAATATTTGGTGTAATAATTTGAAACATTGGATTTGTGGAATGAGTTTCCCATTTACCAACCATGTCTTTAATGTCTACTAATATTATTTCATCACCTTTAATTTTAAATCGATAGTTTTCTACAACATAAGCACCGTTAGGTTTAGTATGTATTTGTAAATAATATATCCTTTCTTTATCAACTACTCCAACACTCCCGAAAGCACATTCAGTAATAATACCGTTTTGCCAAGATAATGGATAAATCTTATCCGCAGTTATGTAATCTATTGCTGGTTTACCGTCTTTTATGAACTCTACAAAAGCTCCCGTACCAAAGGCAAAACTTGTTTCAATTAGCTGGTTAGCTTTCTTTCTAAAGTTATTGCTTTTCAATATTTCTTTAACTGTTATATCGCAATTCTCATCATCTATCTTAAAATCAACTTTTTCGTTTAGAAGTAAGTTCGCCCAATCTTCACAAACAGTCTTTGCCATTCCTAACTGTAAAATATTGTTTTCTACTTCACAAACCCCATTGTAAAAAGAGGATTTGTGAAATTCATCTATGTTGCATTCATACCAGTCTTTCCAATCGTCGATTTTACTATAAAAATCGGTCTCTACTGTTTGATAACCTTTCTTTTGTAAGAATGTAATAATCGCATTCAAATTTTATTCCTCTCTTTCCGTTTTTGGTAAAAACATTTTAATGTATTTCCACAATCCCATAACAAGATATCTAAATCCGTCTTGGCAATGATCGTTTTCTTTTACGGGGACTTCTTTTCCTTTGTCTAGCAAATCTTTGTTCCATTCGTATAACGACATTTCCCTTTTCAGATACTTTTGTCGCTTAGAAAACTTTACAATTTCAAATGTCATAATCTTTTGTACTCGGTTAATTCCTTTGATTACCGTATTATCAGCACCTATATAACTGATATCGGGGCATATCCGTTGTATTTCTTCTCTTAGTCCAGCAGCACTCGGATCTATGTAAACATAAATTAGTTTTTTACCCGTTAGATCCTCGCACTGTTTACGAAACTTTTTAAACTCTTTTGCATAATCGCTAGGGCTCTTTTGATGTCCGCTTTCTCGACCGCTATGGTAAAATTCATCAACACCCAATAACTGCTTATTAGCTATATCTAATCCGAAGCATTCAAATGTTGTTGCATTCATTTGTCCGTAGTCAATACCACAACCTAAAAAAGAGCAACTACTATAATCGCTCTTTTCAAAATCGTACATCATACTGTCTTTAAACATATAATAAATAAGTTCATCAAGTCCCGTACATAGACCTAACCATAGCCAATTGTACATCTTTTCATCAAGCAATTTTAATATTTCAGCACTTGCTATTAATTTCTTACCTAGCCATTTTACTGGAACGTCTCGATAATCATTATGAATATGTACGCAGTCGGGGCGCTTTTTCATAGAATTAAGCCATTCCATAATAGGTGCTTTAGGATTACGTGGAGGATTGAAGTAGTATTCCATTGTAAATAGATCATCATTTCCACGGATAAATGTTGCTTCAATGTTTGCTAACTCATCCGCTCCGTCTCCTTTATCGAAGAATTCTGTTAATTCATCAATTTGCACAAGTTTGATTGGTTTTTCTTCATCAATCATACCTTTAGTATCATCTATACTATCGTTTCCCGTGAAATAAATCGTATTGCCGTTAGGCAAGTATTTAATTTCCATTGGTGACACTGTAATCTTAAAATCACTCTTATCTAACCCTAATCGAGTAATCGCTCTTAAAACTTCTTTAAATACTGTTTTCTTTAGTTTGTTATGAAACTTTCTAATTACTACAACACTGCAATTATCGTCACTTACAATACTATTAACCGCTTTAATACCGCCCCTTGATGATTTAGTACCAGCTCGGCCACTTGTATATATCTTATGTGCTTCGCTTGTATTGAACGTACCGTGATACTTTGGAATTATAAGCTCACTTAATCTAATCTCTTGGCAAGTCATTTATAATAGTTACCTTTTCATTTTGTTTATTAATATTGGCATTGCTATACTTATCTATCACTATACCTATTGCGGTAGCTAAATTAATAATAGATGTTTTCTCGATTTTCTCTTCTTTGCACATTTCTTCAAATGCCTTATCGATGAATTTGAACGCCGTATCTCTTTTTTGATCAAGGTATTCTAACATATCCCTAGTATTTTGTTCTTTTTTCTCTTGCGCTTTTTTAACGATATCCGTACGATTGGATAGTCTCCTAACAGTATCTTTAGATACCTTATGTTTTCTTGCTACTTCCGAATAGTTTCCGCACTCAACGTAATCAGCTATTATTTGCTTTTTCTTCGCATCTGTTAAGTGTTTTGCCATTCTTCAAGCACCTCCAATATATATCTATTACGTTGTCTAATTCTTCATCATCGTCCATTTTCCCACCCCCTTTTACTATCTAAAGCGATACTACTATAGGGAGAGGTTGGTAATATCGCTTTAGATAGTAAAAAAGCAGCCATTTGACCGCTTTATAAAAGGAAATGAGTATCATATAAAGAAAACTAAAACCATGTTGTAACTCTAACAATTAGTAGCTATTTTGTGGATTAACCATTTTTCCACAATACAATAATAACATATAAATAGCCTATTTTAGTCCCAGTTTAGTCCCAGTTTGTTATTAATATATTTCTTTATCATAATCATCGATCGTCATTATCGGGCTTAAACATAACAACATATTAAGCTTAATATATACATCATCAAGTTTTCGATAAAATACCGATCTTGAATACCCTCGTTTAGATGCTATAGCTTCCCTTACATCTGAATTATCTGGGTTATTAGAAAATATAATGCACACTTCTTTTTCATCTTCGTTTAAAACAGTTATCGCACGTTCCAGCGAATTAATAAGAAAATTATAATTGCTTATAAGAATATCGTATTGATCGCATTGTTCTATTATCTGTTGCATTTTGGCAATAACGCTACTGTGGTTCCCACCTGGCATATTATCACTTCCAATAGGAATAGCACGTTTCATGTCCATTAGTTCGTCTCTAGTTTCTTCCAAAAGCTGAACAGTGCGTTTCCATTTCTTCCAATTTTGTAGATAATACTTGCTTTCTTTCATTATGCTATGTCCTTTCTTATTAAATATCTGTTTTCAAGGAGTTTATTTGAGTATGTTGCCTTTTTTATATGTTCTAAAGTATATTTATCTTCAAAAAACTCCTCTTTAATATCTCGTAGGAAACCAATATAAATTAATTTTCCTCTTCTTATATCGTGGACCCCGTATTTTTTTAGTTTTCTATATCCATAATCTTCGAAGCCAAGTTCTTTTATAAAGTTTTCATAACTTTTAAATAAACCGCATATGTAATCTAAGTCACCTCCCTCACTGTAAAATGTACCGTCTCTAGGCACACAACCGTATTTATCTACATAAGTATTTACAATCTCTATATTATTTTTTAATTTATCCGTTATTATCATTTTTCGACCTCTTTCCTTGTGGATCTTCTCCTATTACATATCCTCTAAGTTTAGGTTTAATTATTCCTGCTCGTACCTTGGTACAATGTTGTATAAATGTTTTCGATGATTTCTTTCCCATGTATGCAGCACATTCCTTAGAACTTCCAACACATACGGGAAAGTCGTTTTCATCGTATATTGCATATAACTTACTCATTTTTTAGCTCTCTAGATTAGCGCATTGCACTGGAAAGAAACGGTTTTCTTCGAATTTAATATTTAATTTTTTTATTTTTTCCAAATTCCAAATCCCCAAACAAGTAAAGTATTTAACCCTAACGCCCGTGGTTATAAAAGGTCTAACAACGTACAAACATTCTTTTGCTACATTATCCCAAACCCACATATTAGGCTTTAACTCTTCAAATTTGTACGGCTCACAAAAATATAATTGTCTTCTTAGTTCATCATTCGAATCACTTAATTCTTTTGCTTTATCAATAATTCTTTTTAATTGCTCATCGCAAACACCCCAATTATGATATAACATCTTAATGTAGTCTATTAATTCAACTTTCGTTAGATTTTTTAAACTACTATCGCTATGTAGTTTAAAGTGCTTAAATTCCGATGTATTTTCTTTTGGTTTAAAATGTTCATCGATTAACTCCTTAAATGCATCACGGATAGCAGGACAAGTCTTTACTCCATAATCTAAGTGCGTTAGATATTCTTCTTTACTAAGCATCTTCCTTACACCACTCTTTCCATTGTTCTTTGTTTTTTATATCAACAAAATCACCGTCATTAAATGTCATATCAAATGTTTCTAATTCTTCACACGCTTTGTCTAGCACTTTTTCTAAATCCATACAATAAGTAATAACTCTAACTAACTCTGCTACATTTTCATCTCTAAAAGGATTGACATGACAAGACAATTCTTGCAACGCTGTACTAGCTTTCTTTTTATCGAACTTCCAATCTTGTTCATTTTCCATCAAATCCACCCCAGTTCTTTACATTGTTGATTAATTGCTTTCAATGTAGCTACGTCTATACCATAATCACCTACCGTAATTTCTTTATCTGGGCTAAAAAGAAAGTAGTTTATTTCACTTATTTCATAAAGAATCATATTGTCACTTTTATAATATGTATATCCTAATGCTTCAAACATTTCTTTAGCGGTCATCATCTTTCACTCCCTAAATACGGTTTTGGTAA